GATCATCTTCATCTGTCTCAATAGTAATATTAACTCTGATCAATTCTTTTTTCAACTCGGCACACGCTTGGGTAACACCCATCGTTTTACCATTACCTGAAAGACCTGTAATAAACACAGGATAGAATTTATTTGATTTAACAATTTGTTTTACATCTGGATAGTTACCAAAACTTACAAAGATTGGGTCTTTTTTTGGAACAATATCACCGACTAAACTTGAAACAACATAAGCGGCTTCTGTCTTCTTATCTTCAACAGGCGCCTCCATAAGTTTTTCATTCTCGGTAGCTTTACCTTCAAGTGGCAACTTGTAAGTACCTCTGTCAACTTTGTACTTATCTGTCTTCAACCACGATGGGTTTTTTAATTTCTTTTTTGATACCAAAGCATTGATCTCAGCTCTAGTAAGAGTATCTGACTTGTAATGTTTATACAAAACTGATACTTGTTCTTTTTGACTAGTGTTTAAGTCTATCATAGTGTTGTACTCCTTTTTTTTCATAGTTATTAATATATAATATCAGGATTATTTTGAATTGTCAACCCATTAAATTGCGTTGATATATCTATCTTATTCATTACGCAACCTCCTGAATAAATTGATTTAACAATATTCTACTAGCGATTCGCCCTTTCATTGACTTTTTAAATACTTTAGCGATACCAGCTGATTTCATATTATCATTAATAGAATTTAAATTTGTATTCTCAACAGCCATTTTTTTACCATTCAATAAAAAGTATTTACTGTAACCTACTTGTGGTACCTGAGCAAATCTATTTTTAGTCATTGACGATTTTATCTTGGCTCTTTTTAATTCTTTATCTTGGTAGTCTTTATAGTCACCAATAAAATTATCCATATCCCATGTTCTTAATTTTTTAGTAACAAAGAACCCGATAGTTGAAACACCATGTCTTTGTCTTAAAATATCTAATAGTAAACCTGTGTATTCACCACTTCTATAAAAATGATTACTTTTAGGATTATTCATATAAGATTTTTTGCCAATCTTAATAACTGGCGTAGCGCCGTGTTCCATATTTGATTTACCATCATCGCCCATAGTAGACCCGAAACACCAATTAGCGCCGCCGTCTGTAAGAGTAATCACTGATAATTTTTCAATCTTATTCTTATTCTTAAATATTGGTATCATCTCATTAAACGCAACAAGTGCTTGATTTAATGGAGTAGAACCTAAGTAATACTCTGGAGGACAATTAAAATTATCGCCTTCCCATTGTCTATTAAAACCACTAGAATATCTTCCATCGTAACTTAATGCCATACTCCAAACATACATTAACGACTCATCTAGTTTAGTTTTTTTCATTCTGTTGTTAGCGATACAAACTAAATGACATTTATCCATAATTGCATCACCATATTTGTAATCAAAAACTTCATCACCTTGTTTACTTCTACTATTATTCCAACCTGATTCACCAATCTCACTTGTGAAGAAATAAACTTCATAAGGTATATTAACCTTTTGACAAAACCAAACTAAATTCATTAGTTGTTCTGTAGTCTGTTTAATACTATCACACATTGAACCAGACCAATCAAGTAACATCATCATACCATGATTTTTAGCGTCAGGTAATATAGTCAATCTTTTAAATATATCATCGCTGAATTTGTAGTCTTTTAATTTAAGAGGGTCAATAGTACCTGTCTTATCTGTACTTGATCTCTTATAAGCAGTTGCTGCTTTTTTCATTTCAAACTCTTTAACAAGATACATTACTGTTTTCTTATTCTCATTTTTAAATTTTTTGTAAGCGCCTTTTAACCAATTGTAATATATCAAATCACTTGGATATTTTTTAGTACAATCTAATATATGCTTTCTCATATTATTTAAAAACTTATCATTAGAAACTATCATATCATTTAATTTAACTTTTGGTAAAGTAAAATATGAATAACTTTTTTCTGCATCATAAAGTTTGTCCATACTAGATTCCATTGTTTCATTAGTAATAGAAACTAAAGTACCTGGCGCAACACCTTTACCACCACCTTCTTTTGCTTCAGAATTTACAGCAGTCTGTTCTTCACTATCTTTTTTATCTTCGCCATTGTCTTCAGCTTCTTGACCCAGACCTTTGAGTGTATCTTCTAAAGTATCTAGGTCCTCGTTTGATTCGTCTTCGCTCTCATCACCATTAAGATTGTAATTATCAGCAATTGCGTGTGTATCAAAGTCAGGTAATTTTTTTAACTTCTCTACTTCTTTTTGTTGCCAATTCAATAATTGTTTAGCAAGGTCAACAACATCATCAAAAGTTTTCAATGCGTCAACCTTACTTAACCATTTATTATCAACAGAGGAGAAAGAAATCGGTAATCTTTTTGAAGACTTATAAAACAAGTTAATTTTATCAATCAACATTAATTCTTTGTTTAAGTCTTTACCATTAGTACCAAAGAAATTTTGTTTTTCTAATATATCAAAACCATTTAAGTAATTCTTAACAACACCTGGGTATTGTTTTTGTATAATTCTATCTATTCTACAATCTTCTAATACATTTACATATGATCTTAAAGAGTCATCTTCTATCTTTGCCCAACCATCTGTTGGAGTATGTAAAGCGTGAGCGCATTCGTGTGCGATTAACATATCGTAAACATCACCTTTTTGATTTTTAAAAACTGGTAATGTTAAAACTCTATGTTTCGTATCAAACGAAGCGGTTTTAACTTTGTTATGTTGTACTTGAATATTCTCGGTAGCGATTAACTTTGCGAGAATCGACTTTGTGTCTAAATTGATTGTTTGTGTATCCATACTAGCTAATCTATCAGGTTGCAATTTAAAAGTCAACCCTATAAATTGCGTTGATAATACTAGTCTTTTTGGGGTATAATGTTCTTACTTTGTTCTTTTTAACACTTTTTCGTATATATTTGACGCTAGATTCTTCATCATTAGGGGTGCAACCATTCTTCCGATTCGTTCAGCTTGTTTATCAAAACCACCCTCTAACTTATAATCATCTGGTAATCCCATAATTCTTTTTAATTCTTTTATAGTAAACTTACGATTCTTATTATAATGAAATACACCGGATACACTCATTTGTTGTCCTCTTTGTGTTAATGTGGGACATGGTAAGTCTACCGCAGGTCTTATCATATTAAACATAGATTTTTTATAGTTTATATCTACAAATGAATATTCTTTATCAGTATCCCATTCATAGTGTTTTACATCAGTTTTCATTAACTGATCTATTGTAGTATCTGAATTTGATACAACAGGTTTCGCATTCTTTTCTTTAAAACCCATACTCTTATATTCTTCCCATTTTTCTTTTGGTATAATTCGTATTTCGTTCTCACTTGGTTTAATATGTTTCTTAGGATTGAAAGGTAATATCTCTACCCATTTCTTTTGAAAGCCACCTTGTACATAGTCTAATAACTCTTTTTCTTCTTCTTCTGTATTCTCTATATCGTTGATTGCTTCTTTTAGTGATATTTGTTTATCATATGGTAATGGATATACTTCATTTTCCATAGTCATAAAGTTTAACCCAGCCTCTTCCATTATATCATTTCTTACAGCAACAAAAAAACATCTTTGTCTTCCTTGAGGTGTACCATAATCTGCGGCATTCAATACTTTTCCTACAGTTTCATATCCTAGTTTATCAAACTCATTAACTATTCTATTAAAGTATTCTTTTGCTTCACCCATAGTTATACCGGCAACATTTTCACCAATTACTACTTTAGGCATTATCTCACCGGTGATTCGTGTAAATTCGAAAAATAAATCTTCTATATTTTCTACTTGTTTTCCATCTGAATATGTCTTGGTTTGATCCCAACCCTTTTCTCTTTTACCAGCAACACTAAACGCTGAACATGGTGGCGATCCATCTAATATATCTAATTCGCCTTTCTTAATACCAGCAACTCTTAAAAAGTCTTCACCTGTAAGTTTCTTTATATCTTCATCTAATATTGGAGTGTTTGGGTAGTTTGCTCCATATGTATCTACAGCTGATTGTACAAATTCATTTACACATAATATCTTACCACCCGCTAATCTATAACCAGTAGAAGAACCACCACCACCAGCAAATGTAGAGATGACAGTAAAGAGTTCTTTATTAGAGTTATCAATAACGTCTTTTAGATAATATGGTTTAAACATAGTGTAATAATATCAGGTTTATTTTATAATGTCAATGTTGCTTTCTGTTTCAATAACAACTCTAGCACCACAATTTAAAAGAGGTTTATCATTACCTCCATATGTAATTTTACTTGGTCCTAGTATTTCTACTTCATGGCAATATGTATTTTTACTACCTTGTTTAATAGTAATAACAGGTTCGTTTTCGTTATTCTTTTTATTACTTCTTATTACGTGCTGGTTTACGTGTATGTACGTTTTTCTTTTTTTCATTTAATATCCTTCCGTAATTTGGCCACCCAAATTTATCAGGTGATTCATCAGCATATCTCCAACGAATTACATCTGTCGTTGGACTTCTTTCGTATATTTTAGGTCTTTCTTTTTTTGCCATATCACTCCTAACTTATTGGTTTTTCAATAATTTTAGCGTCCTTATCTTTTTTTACTATATCCATCATTTTTTCAGCTTTATCATAAGCTCTTTTTAGTTTAAATTTAGATGCTTTATCTGTAAAGTTTAAACCCATCACATGATCGTGCTCGTGTTGAAAAATACGACTAAACATTCCATCTAAATGACCTTCTTGCATATCGTTATTTTCATCTGTGTATTTAACAACTACTTTACGAGGTCTTGTAATTGATAAGAATACAAATGGAAAAGTTAAACAACCTTCTTTCATTACAGTAGTTTCTTCACTACTAGATATAATCATAGGATTAAAACAAGCCATCTTTAAACCATTTTCTAATTGTGGGTGGTCTCCTAATACAAACATATTAAAAGGTAATCCAACTTGATTACAAGTCATACCAATCCCACCATATTTTTTCATAGTAGTAAACATAGAATCAACTAATTCTTTTCTATCTTTGAAACCTTCTTCTTTTAACATATCATCATTAAAAGGTGCGATTGCTGTTTGTACTCTTGGATCTGTTGGTGGTATTAGTTTTAGTTCTTTAGACATATTGTAACCTCGTAAAGTTGTGTTCTTTTTCAAACTTAATTATATTTGTAAATTTATCAAAAAGTATATCGCCTTTGTGTGATATAATAAAAATGTTTTCTTTTTCCATTTTTCTAACTATCTTAAAAAAGTCATCTGTTCCTTGACCATCTAAACTACTATCAAAGATTTCATCAAGGACCATTAAATTTGTATTGGCGCTGTTTTTCATTTTAGCAATAGATCGCCAAGTAAAGACTAACGCTAAATCTATTCTCATTTTTTCACCTTCACTAAAACTATTATAATCAAATACATCTCTGTGGCGACTTTTAACAGTTTCGTTAAATTCTTCATCTAAATGAAAGTTAACAAAGAAGTCCATAGATTGTAGATATTGATTTATAAGTGTATTCATAATAGGTAAATACTTCTTAATTATCTTTGCCTTAGCGCCTTTGTCAGATAGTATTTCTCTTATTACATCAATGTATTTCTTTTCTTCAGATATATTATTTAACTCTATTTTAGTTTCTTCTAATTGTTTTTTTAGTTCTAACAATTGATTTTCTACATCTTTACCATCTTCTTCTTTACCTTCTAATAGTAAAATCTCATTGTGTAAACTGTCACTAAATTTTTTAATCTCATCTATTGATGTGTTTAGTTTTGACATCTCTATATTAATATCATACATCTTATTTGATATATTATTTAAATCTGTTATCTTACCTTCTACATTTGACAGTTCTTTAACTAGGTCTTTCATACCAGCATTTAAAGTAGTAAGTTTAGTTTTTTCAAAGTTAATCTTATCATCTCTAAAGTCATCTTGTATCTTTTGAGTACAAGTTGGACAGTTATCATTTTCTTCAAAAAATTTTAAATTCTTTTCATGTGTATTTAGGTTTTGTTCTATCTTTGTTTCTAATTTCTCTAGTTGTTTTCTTTTATTTTCAATCTTATCTTTTTCTTTTATACCTTCTTCTAATTGTTTATAGTCAGTATCTAATTTTTGTATCTTTCTTAAATACTGTTCTTTGGCATCATCATTTTGTTGTAACTTATTTCTCTTTATATCAATATCACCTGTACTTCTATTTTTTAGTTCTTCAAAATGTCTTGTTTCTAATTCATACTTTGATTCGATTAAGTCACATTGGTGTCTAGCCTCAACGATTTTTTTACCTAATGATGTTTGTTGATTTCTAGTTAATACGTCCATGTGAGATAAAACTCTTATATCTAATATTTCTTCTACAACCTCTCGTCTATGTCTTGGTCGCATTTGCATAAATGGTTGATAAGAAGAAGAACCTAATACAGCGATTTGTTTAAATGCTCTATAATTTAATCTTAATATTTGATCTTCTAAAACATTTTGATAATCTATACTTGACGCATCTTGGTTTTGTAGTACACCATCACAGTATATTTCAAAGATAGTTGGTTTGATACCTCTTATGATTTTATACATCTTTGTACCAACTTGAAACTCTAACTCAATAACTGTATCACCATTGTTAATTGTATTGACTATTTGCTCTTTTTTAATTTGTCTAAATGGTCTATTAAATAGAGCAAAACACAATGCGTCTAACATTGTTGATTTACCAGAGCCATTAGCACCAATCATCAATGTCAATTGTGATTTTCTTAAATCTATCTCCACAGGGGTATTACCAGTAGAAAGAAAGTTTTTCCACTTAATCTTTTTAAAAATAATCATTTGGTAATTTATCTTTGTTTATAATTCTTAAATTGCCTGACACACTTATTCTAGTTACTTTAGATTTAAATGGACAGACCCAATGTTGTAATAAAGCAGGAAACATAAACATATCTCCTGTTTCTGGTTTAATTACTGAACCTGTGGTAGCCCAACGAGGTCTTGCTTGTTGTGTATATTCAAACATTAATGAACCTGGTTTTGCTGATGTTCCTTCAAATTTATCTTGTTCTTTTTTTAATTGTTTAGGCACATCTAAAAATAATACAAATGAATAATCAGCACCGTGTGTATGTATAGGATTAAAGTCACCTGATTCCATATAGTTAACCCATAGATCATCTGCTCGTAAATCTACATTTAATTCTTCTATACCGTGAAACTTACAATGACCAACTCTATAAGCTTGTATGATAGGGTGTATCTCATTATAAAACCATTGTTGTACGTTTTCCGGATATAAAAATTGATTATCTAAATGGCCAGCTAAAGCATGATTGTAAGATTGTTTTGCTTTCTTACCTTCAGTTTTTAACTTCTTTATAATATAATCAGGTACTTTTGTTTTCATAACATAAGGACCCCAATTCATATGGGTTGATTTTACATTTTCTATTTTATTCATTTTTCAATTGCTTCTGTAAATAACTCTTTAACTACTTTTTTTAATTTGTTTTTATCTAAATCTGTATCTACTTGTTCTACATAGTTACCTAAAAATGTAAGTGTATCTTCACCTTGCTCTAATATGTTTTCTTTAACGGAGGCTGTAATATCGCTAGTTAAATCTTCTATAATATTAACTTCGTGTGTATCTACTGTATTGTGTAATCTATCAATTAGGTTATTAAACATTTCTTCGTTTGTTTTATTTGTGACAAATACTTTTACAAAGGTGTTATTAAATTGTTCTAAATTCTTTTTTGAATAGTCTTCTTCTTTATCATTGTAAACAAGTTTCTTATGTATTCTAATTGGATTAGGTACTCTTGTTAGTTCTCTTGTTTCTGTATCAAAGATATGAAATCCTTTTGGACATTTATAATCTGACCATGTAATTTCATATTGAGCGCCACAATAATATATTTGACCATCATCAGATTTTTTATGAAAGTGACCTGATATAACTTTTTCAAATCTTTTAAATATTGATTTGTCTAAACCTTGATTATTGAAAGCACCATTGTGCATTTCAAATCCTTTAACTTCTAAATGACCCATCGCCACTTGTGCTTTAGTAGTTTCTATTTCTTTTATAGAGTGTTCGTGGTTTTCATCACATATCCAAGGTATAAACAATATATCTAAACCACCTAGATTAACTGTCTTCGCTTTATCATATATCCAAGGTTCGTGTTTACCATCATAGGTCGTACACAATTCTGTGATTGCATTTACTTCGTTTGTATTCTTATAATAAGTATCGTGGTTACCTAGTATGATATGAGTATCAATACCTTCTTCCCATAATCTTTTCATAAACTTTTGTCTAAAGGTATGTGCTGTTTTAAAGTTGATAAATTTTCTTCTATCAACCACATCACCTAAGTGAACAAATGTTTTAATATTATGTTCTTTTAGATATGGAAAAAATATCTCATTATAGAAACGCATAAAGTAGTCCAAAAATGCTGGACTATCGTTTCTCGCACCAAAGTGCGTATCATTCAGTAACGCTATTTTCATAATTAAACAAAGAAGTTTAGGGTAGCTTTAGCTTTCTTTTTCTTTTTAGCTTTAGGCTTTTCTTTTTTTACAGGTTCTTCCATCTTTATATTTTTTTGTAAAAATTCTCTAAACTGGTTTTTAAACTCTCCATCATCGCCTGGTTGAAGTGCTACATCATCATAGTTATTATCCATAATTAACTTATGTTTGATTGTAGTTTGTTTCTTTTCTTTTTGAATTCTTCTGATAAAGGCGTAATAGATTATTTGTGTAAAGTAAGCAAAAGGATTTTTTGATTTCTCTGGATTAAAGTTATCCAAATATTGTAAACAGTTTTCGATACCATCACTAATCATATCATCTCTAAATGTATAGTTAATAAAATTAGGTCTATATGATAGGTGATTCGCTATCTTTAAAAAACAACTACCAATATAATCTGATACTAGTGGTTTATCTTTTTTTTGTCTTTTCGCTTTATCTACTTCTTTTTTGTAGGCTGTCATTGCCTCTAAAAAATCTTTGTTATTTACGTAATGTTCTTTTTTTGCTGCCATGATGTTAATATACTATACTTTCATTAAATTGTCAATGTTTTTAGCTAATTATTCTGTAATTAATTCTACTACTACAGCTTCTGCTTTACCATAGTTTTCATACTTTTCATTATAGTGTTTCCAAATTCTTTTTTCGAGTGTTTTAGGAGTGCCCTTGTATGTGTAAGTAAGTTCACAATATTTTTTCCAATTATCACTATTATAAGTCACTTTTATTAACCATTCACTTTTTTCCATATCTTTTCAAATCAGCGTTGACTTTTTACCAAAATTATTATATACTAAGCGTGTTGAGCGTTAATAGAGAATACTATAAGTTAGTGTAGTATCTTCTTATAACTTCCATCAAATTCTTCATCTTCATAGTCATCAAATATTTCATTAATCTCTCTATTCTTTTCATCTGTCAATCTTTCTTTTTCATACTTGGAGTTGTCAAGCGTTTTTAAGTCTTCCTTATCATAATCTTTTACAATAAGAACATAGCTTTTAGACATAGAGTTAGTGGCGTTTGTTATAGTCATAATCTTATCTTTTGGAATAGTTATAATTTCATCAGTGGAATACCCTGCCCATTTAATTAGAGCAATATAATCTTTTATACCTTGTGGTGTGAGTTGTGGAACATATTTAACTTGTAATGGTTTTGATAATCTCAACAAAGGAGAATTAGCTGTAAGCTGTTCTTTAGGTAAAATACAAACTATATCATCACCGTTGACAAGTTTGATTATCTTTATTTGATTAACTTCCTGTTTTATTTCCATTAGTTAACTCCACGTTATGGATTTCATAATTAAAATCTTCTTCATTGTATATATTTATACGTTCTTTAAAGTGCTGTAACGTATAGTTAGTTTTGTCTTTATAAGATATATCATCAGCAATATCATATAAAGTTGCAGATGAGTTGTTATCTTTTAACCTAAGGCCACGACCAATAGATTGTAAATTTCTAATACGAGATTTGCTAGGGGAACTGAAAATAATGTTGTGAAGATTCCTAATATTAACCCCAGTGGAAAAGACACCATAACTAGCAATAATGATAGCGTTATCGGACTTCTCCGTAATAGCTCTAATATCTTCTCTAACATCAGCATCTACACCTCCGTGTACATAAAACACTTTTCTATTCTGTGCTTTATCTTCGATTAATTCTTTAAGAATCTCACCGTGCTTTTCAACATATTGAAATAAACATAAAGAATTGCCTTGTAATGAAAGACATAGATTCCTTATATATTTATTTCTTTTTTCGTTAGAAACCAAATAATCCATTTCTTCCTGATACGATTTTTCTTTTAAAAACTGACGAGCTATCTGATCGTGCTGTAATACTAAACACATAATTTTTAAATCTGCAAGTTGTTTCTTTTGTTGTAATTCACTTGTAGATACAACTTTGTTAACTGTACCAAACAAACCTTCTAGTACAAGTTTGTGTGTTTTAGTACCATCTAAAGTACCAGTAAGACCAATTCTGTATTTACATTTTTCTAGTTTAGTCATTAATTTAGTTAACGACACAGCTTTAAATAAGTGTGCTTCATCACCTATTATCATACCAAATTGTTCAAACCATTTTTTGGGTAAATTATAGATAGATTGCCATGTAGATATAATCACTCTTTTGTTTGTTTCTTTTTCATGGCCAGAATAGATTCTGTGTACATTACGATCACTATTATAACCATAGTCCTTAAAGTCTTTAAATAACTGCTCTACAAGCGATGTAGTGGGCACTATAATCAGGATTTTGTCTT